TTATCATTTAATTTATCTATATTTAATCTTATATACTCTCTAAAAAGTCTTTTAATTCTGTTTCTAATAACTTTGTACAACTCGCTAACGGTAAACATGTTCATCGGTCTAAGTGGGCTGAGTACAAGAAAGCCGAGAAACTTCGCAATAATCGTATTTATAGTATGAATCAACGGCTTAAGAAAGTTGCTTCATCTAACCCGGCGTTCAAGTCTCTTGCAGAGGAACGCGACCTACTTGTTGTTAAACACCCAGTTAAGGGACTTCCGTCGCCAGTGGGGTATTACGAGTTCCACAGAAGCCCGAAGCAGGTGAATAGCGAGGACGCTCTTGAAAAACTTACCAAGGCTTACAAGTTCGAAGCTAGCGCTGAAGGGCGTAAAAAGAAAGCGGCTAGTTTTCGAGCGAGTATTGAGGGTATGATTCAAATGGTTGCTCCTGAGCTCATGAATGTTGTTCAAGATTTATCTGACGATCAGGTTATTGCTTTGTGGTCTTTGGATCCGAATTTTGCCAGGGCGTTGAAGATGAATTATGATATTGTTATGGAATGGCTGAGTGGCGGTGAGGAAGCGGTTATTGAGGCTTATAATACTGAGGCGTTTCGCCAGAATGTTCCTGATATTGTTCGTCAATTAGATTGGGTTCAAAGTGCGTTCCCGAAAAATAAATCTGGAAGAAAATCAAGTAAAAGAAAAACTAAGCGCCGTCGCTGATTTTGAAACTACTACTGATCCGGAGGACTGTCGTGTTTGGTCTTGGGGCAATGCTCCCGTTAAAGCAGATTGTTGCAAGGATGATATGGCTTATGGTGTGGACATTAAGTCTTTTATTTCATATGTTGAAGGCACTAATTACGAAGAAATAAATTTCCATAATCTAGCTTTCGACGGTGACTTTATTATTTCCTACTTACTCAACAACGGCTATAAAGTCAACCAAGATGAGGCTCTTCTTCCAAAACAGTTTTCCACCCTTATTTCTAATATGGGTCAATACTACTCATTAAAAGTAAAATTCCCCAGCGGTAAACTTATTACATTCATCGATAGCCTCAAGAAGCTCAATATGAGTGTGGATAATATAGCTAAATCATTTAATCTCTCTGTGAACAAACTGGAGATAGATTACCACGAGAACAGGGAAATAGGTCATAAGCTTACTGATGAAGAAGTAGATTATCTAGCTAACGATGTCATTATCGTATCCCAAGCGCTTGCTCAGGTGTATGCAGAAGGCGATACAAAGATGACCATTGGGTCAGACAGTCTCGAGAACTACAAGAAGATGAGGAAGGAGTTCGATACCCTCTACCCGATTCTTCCTCTAGAGCTAGATGATCAAATTCGGTGGGCGTACCGAGGGGGCTGGACGTATTTGAAGAAAGGCCGAGAGCAACAGATATGGTCTAATGGTAGTGTATATGATATTAATTCACTCTATCCTTCTGTCATGATGTACAATAAACTACCATATGGTAATCCTATTTTGTTTGAGGGTAAACCAGATAAAGATATGCTGTTTATTGTTTCTATAACGTTCACGGCTCATCTTAAGGAAGGTCATCTTCCATGTATCCAAATTAAAGGCCATGCCTTGTTTTTGGGCACGGAATATCTTGAGCATATTCCTGAACCGGAAACAATGTCTGTCACTAGCGTTGATCTTGAGTTATGGCAGAAGCACTATGATATAAACATTCTCTCTTGGAATGGTGGCTTTTACTTCCACTCGGCTACAGGATATTTCGATGACTACATCAATCATTATATGGCAATTAAAGAAAAAGCAACGGGCGGTAAGCGACTTCTAGCCAAGCTTCATCTTAATTCCCTTTATGGCAAATTCGCCAGTCGCCCGCGTATGATTGGCAAATATCCCACTCTAACAGAAGAAGGAGTAATTAAGCTTCTAGAAGGGAAAGAGGAAGTTAAAGAACCAATCTATACCCCGCTTTCCGTATTCATTACAGCTTATGCCAGGTTAAAGACAATCACAATCGCTCAAAATAATTACGACCGCTTCATCTATGCCGACACGGATTCTCATCATATTTTGGGTGAACCGGTAAATTATTCAATGGAAATTCATCCAACTAAGCTTGGCGCTAGTAAGCGAGAATACGGTTTCCGCTACGGACTGTATTGGAGGTCGAAAGCTTATATCGATCTAACAGAGGATAATAAGTATGAAGTTCATATCGCCGGGCTTCCAAAGTATATCGCCAATGATCTTAAATTCGCCGACTTTTATCCTGGTAATGTGATTCAGGGCAAATTGCGAGCTAAGCGTGTCAAGGGTGGAACTGTCCTCGTTGACACTCCGTACGAACTTAAACTATGATGATCTTGTTGCCGGTAGGTGGCTATAACGGGGTGTCGAGCCTGATAAGCTTCCTGTATAGTGAGAGTGTGACAACTCCCCTACCGGCACGCTGAAAGGATATAATGAGTGATGAAGTAGCCTCAATGACTGAAGGCAAGAAAGAAGATACTTCAGCTAAGGCTGAGTATGCTAAGAATTTCATGAAGATGATGGAGGAATTTCGTTCTGAAATTTCTTCTTTGAGAACTGAATTTGAGTCGGTGCGTGAAGCATTTAATAGCCAGCTTCCTGCTGCTCCTGAAAAGGAAGAGGAAGCTATGGAACTTGCTGATGAAGAATTTTTCGCTATGTTGAGGGGTGAATGATGCCTGATAAGTTGACTAAAGACTATAACCGCCTGTATCTTGACTACGTGCGACGTCATGCGTCGATTGACTACCAGTCCCGTATTCCGGACGTGAATAAGGCTAATATGGCTCAGATCGCCTCCAAGATCATGAACTATGAGCCAGCCTACAACGAGTTCCTTGACACTCTGGTCAACGTGATTGCTGAGCAGAAGGTGCGTGGTGTTATCTGGAACAACCCGCTGAAGGAGTTCAAGCGTGGTGAATTGGCTATTGGCGGCACCATCAGTGAAATTTATGTAGATATCATCGACGGTCAGCCGTGGAAGCAGGATGTTGACTACGAGTCGATGTTTGCTCGTCGTCTCCCCCGCGTTGAGGAAAGCTTCTACAGCACTAACCGGCAGCAGTTCTACCCCATCAGCATTAGTGATGCGGTAGTTCGGCGCGCTTTTTTGAAGCCTAACGGTCTTGATTCGCTTATCTCAGCGTTCATGTCTTCTCCTCTGTCGGCTGATGAGCAGGACGAGTTCCTGTCCACCATGAACCTGTTCCGAGAACATGAGAACGAATACGGGTTCTACAAGATCAAGATTCCGGATATTACGTCCCTGGCAGCCCCCGAGGCTAACGTCAAGGCGGCACTGAAAGCATTCAAGGCGGCTGCGTCCACGCTTGGCTTCCTGAACCGTAAGTTCAATGTGTTGAAGGTTGCTAATCATTCTAAGATTAGTGATCTTCATTTGTTCCTCACCCCCGAGGCTCGCGCCAATATTGATATCGAAGCTCTGGCCTACATGTTCCACATCGACAAGGCCGAGATTCCCTTCCGAGTCCATGAGGGGATGCAGGAGCACTTCAATATCCCCGGCTTCCAGGCAGCTCTGGTTGACAAGAACTTCTTCGTTATCGCAGATACTCTTATCCGCAACGGTAAGGTGCGTAATGAATTCGGTCTGTACGAGAACCGCGTATTCCATCACCACCAGATCTTCGGCACTTCCCTATTCGCCAATGCGATCCTGTTTACTTCTAATGAAGTTACTCCTGAGACGAATATGCAGCGGAGTAGCGTTACGGGCCTTGGTGAGTCCTTGACTATCACGGACCCCGAAACTGGTAATGCTGTTACTGAGGTTCTTAAGGGTCACATCTATCAGCTGTCCACCGAAATTTTGGTTGATGATCCCAAGCTTTTGGGTAACCACGGCATTATTTGGTCTATGAGTCCAACGTCTAGCAACCGTACTTATGTTACTGAGGACGGCGTGTTGCATGTTGGGCGTAATGAGAATTGGGCTGATCTTGGTGTGGACGCTAAGGTTGAGGATGCCCGCAGTATTTCTAAGCATTATGGGATTAAGGTTAAGCAGTCCTGATGTTTATGACGCGTAAGAATGGCACTTCTGGGGTTGGCGCGGCTCACGCGGCTGTGTGGGCGCTAGTAGGGCACCTGGATAAAGTACTTCCTTCTACGTTCTGGTTTGGTCAGGGGAAGGGTGAGCCGAATTATGATGCCAACGGCCATGACAGGAACTATGAGCATAGCTCGGGTTATGCTCTTGATGTGATGGTCACTGATCTTGGTGCGTCTCCTTCTAAGATTGAGTTGGCTAATGCTCTGAAGCTGTGTTCTTGGGCTCAGAAGAATGCTTCTGCTATTGGGTTGAAGTGGATTATTTTCTCGCCTTACCAGGACGGCTACGCGTATTCATGGAATCCCGCTAGGGGCACGTGGAAGCGGCTTTATTCTGGTTACGGTAATAAGTCTGCGGCGCACATGGACCACGTTCACTTTTACCTCCGCGGGTCTAGTTTTGGGGTTATTGACGACTCCCCTCTTCAGTCGTCTGTTGAAAGGAATGTTGAAGATATGACTGTCCAGGAGCTTCATAAGGAGTTGAATGATAATCCTATGATGAGTCTTATCGCTTCACGTATCGGCATGGTTGCTACCGCTTTGGATAAGGTTGTTAAACAACTTGACGCTGTGAGTGAGAAACTCGGCAAGTAGGTTAATGATGAGTCCTGTCTTTACTGAGGGGCTCCTTATAGCAATCCTCACTCTGATGGGTGCCGTTCTTACACAGCTACTCATCAGGGTGGGGAACCTTGAGAAAAAACTTGAGCGTGAGCAATCAAGAGTCAAAATTCTATGGGGCGCCTTCAGAAAGCTTGTAGATATGTATTACAGGTTTCGTAAACCTGAGGCCCCTGACCCGCCAGAACTACACGAAATATTTGAGGACGACTAATGATCGAACTAGCAACTGTTGGCTCCGTAGTAGCGGCAGTTAACCTCGCCAAGCAAGCTGGACTTCCCAAGGCCCTTAATGGTGTGTTGGCGATTATTCTCGGTATCGCTTTTACTCTTCTTGTAGACGGTATCGGCAATGTGTCAGCCAGTATTGCTAAGGGCATTGTCCTAGGGCTTGGTGCTAGCGGAGCCCATGACCTCACCACAGGGAAACCTGATAATATTGCGGCATGAGTAGCTACATAACTGACGTACCCGCAGAAGTCTCTTCTGCGGGTACGTCTTTTTCTTTTGACGTATGGACACCAGGCACGGTTGTTACATTGTGCAATGTTCCGTGGGACGCGCAATATAACAATATTGTTGATTTTCCTGACACTAAGTCTTTGATAGATTATCTGTCCATCAGCCCGGGGCCAAAGATTAAGTTTGACCGTTTGTCGTACGTTCGACCAGAACAGGATATTCATCTTAACATCGGTGTTGCTCAAGCATATAAATACAATTATATCCACGTATATAATCCCCTCACGCATTCTGACACGCCAAACGATTTTTTCTATTTCATTAAAGGCGTGCAGCATATAGCACCTAACACAACGGCGTTTCATCTTCAAATTGATGTATGGAATAGCTTCCGATGGGGAATTAAATTTGGGCGTTGCTATGTTGAGCGGTCTCATTATGCTTTTGCTGTTTCTAATGCGGCTCAGCCTAATATGTTGAAGAACCTTCTCGTACCTGAAGGGCTTGATTGCGGTTCAGATATGGTTGAAACTAAGTATATTCGGCATAAAATTAAGCAACAGAATGAGCTGTCTGATCTAGCAGTTGTTTTTATTTCGTCTGCCGATTTAAGCGTTGACCCGGGGACTATCGATTCGCCGAATCTATCAACTAGCCCCGGCACGAAGATTCAACTCTACAATAAAAGCAGGGATAATGCAGGGTCGACTTTTGTTAATGTTGTTATAGGGGCTGATCTTTGGGGTTGCAGTGTTGATTCTTTTGCTGATGTCATGACTGCATTGAAGAGGGTGCCATGGGCGTCGAAGTCTATTTATGGCGCTTATCTAGTGCCCGCCTATCGTAATATGCGTGGCGTTACTCCCGAAAAATTCCTTAACCATAACCCGAATGTTGGTAAATTGTATGAAGGTACTTTTATATATTATTATGATATTGTAAAGGACCTTACGTCGGAGCTTATGGCGCATATTCCTGATAGGTATAAAAAACTTATGAAGTTTGCCACCTATCCATACGCGGCTATTGAGATGACGACATATACTGGTACACCAATTATTCTGAAACCGGAACTATTTAATTCTGGTAAATATAGTGTATCTGTTAATGTTAGTGTCATTCCGCCCAACCCAAGAGTGGTAATCTACCCACTAAACTACGGTGCCCGCGGCCGGGCCACGAGCGAATACGTTGGCGGCTATCTTGATTCATCTACCATGGTGATGAACTTCCCTTCACTTCCGATCACCAATGACTCATACACCGATTACCTGGCTAGCAACCATCATTCAATCGCGTTCCAGCATCAATCGGCGGATTGGGCGCAGCAGCGCGCATTGATGAGCGCTAACACAGCTTTCAGTAATTCTATGTTGGGTATTGATGCTAATAATCAGCGCACAAATACTCAGATTCATACAAATACTATGCAAGCTGGGCTCGCTTCTGAGACAGCTAATTATAAGGCGATTCAAAATGGTATTAATGCCGGCGTTAATGGTATTGCTTCTATGGCTGGCGGTAATATACTTGGGGGTGCGCTTTCTGGAGTAATGGGTGTAGGCAATGCTATTGCTGATAATGCTATTCAGCAAAACCAAATTAGCGGGAATCTTGGGATACAAAATTATTCTGCTTCTGCTAATAATAATATTACTAACAATCTTTCTCGCGGGATAGCTGACGCCAACCTCGCCCTCGCAAAAGCAACCGCAGCAGGTGATCACGCAAACACCATTGCCGGCATTAACGCCAAAGTGCAAGACGCTAAAATGCTGCAACCATCCGTTTCTGGACAGCTCGGTGGCGACTTCCTAACCATTTGTCTCGAACAGGGTATGACAGTTAACTTCCGTTTCAAGAGGGTTGATGATTCAGCCGTAGAGCGCCTCGGTGAATATTGGTTGAGATATGGCTATGCTCTTAACCGCTATGTGAATATTAAAAATATCAACCCGATGACTAATTTCACATACTGGAAACTCGCCGATGTTACGATAAAGACTCTTTATTGCCCCGAGGTGTATAAGCAAGCTATTATGGGTATATTCCTTAAAGGAACTACCGTATGGCGCAAACCAGAATTTATTAATGATCTTGATATTGCCGAAAATGAAATAGTAGGCGGAATAGGTAGTGTTGTTCTATGAGTAATTTTGGCGACCTTCATCAGGTGATGGCTAATCCTAGGGACACTCTAGCTAAATTTGTGCCCCGGAAAGCGGCATCACTAGATACTATTCGCATTAATATGTATCTAGGGAAAATAATGGAATGGGCGATAACACGATTTACGTGGAATAACCTTCCAGATACTGTCGATGCTCGGTATATTGAATCTACACTAAACACCGCCGGTATGTGTATTTTCTATTATGATGCTCGTTACGGCAAGCACCTGTGTGTTGCGGCTAATCCTATTGGCGATTATGACGTTTATGGCAACAGTTATAAATACCAAACTGAAAGCTATGGTAAATACTACGGTCTGACTATTGACGAAGAAGACTGTGTACCTATATGGCACAATCTTGCGCATATGCATGACCAACTAATATATCTCGATTACGCCACTCGCCTTTCGGATATTGAACAGACTCTAGATATCACGGCGAAAAATATGCGTAACCCGAGGATTGTTTCGTGCCCGCCAGGGCAGCGGCAAACCTACGATAATGTTTTGCGTGATATTGAACGAGGGGCGCCAGTTATTTATGGCGGCGAAGCTCTACTTCAAAACGATGAAATTAAAGTTCTAGATCTTACGGTTAACCCCGCCTATCTAGAACACTTGCGTGATGAGCGCGATTCTATATGGAGGGACTGCCTCACTTTCCTTGGAATTAACTCAACCAATGAAACCAAGGCAGAACGTATGATTAGTGACGAAGCAGGTGCCCGTGATGGACAGCTCGCTATTGCAAGGGCAAGTATGTGGAAGTCCCGCGATATGGCGTGTAAGCAAATTAATGATAAATTCGGGATGGATATTTCTGTTGAGTGGTCGTTTGAAGAAGAAGTTCTTCCAGATATTGAGGAAGTGAATAATGGCGAAATATACGATGGAGTTAAGGGACGCTCTGAAGTACGCGAAGACGCTTGAGGTGAAAACAGGTCTTGAGGATTACCCTATTTTTGCAGAAGAATACCGCGATACACTGAATAAAAAAATTATTGATCATTATTATTTTGAAGAGATAGGTTTTGAAACCGCGGATATGTTCTTCTACGCGCTAGGAGAACGTATGCGTCTTATTATGCCCATGATGAACAAGGCCTATCTTGCAATCAATAAT